CCGAACCAACTCTTCAAAGTAGCTTCTGACGCGTCTCTGACTAACCGTGCGACTGCTCTTGCAACTGTGTTTGCAAACGCATCGTTGGGTACGTCGGCTCGTACCGGTTCGACCGATACAGGCTCGTCTAACTCTGCTTTGAGTGTTTCCTCCGTTGCAACTACGGCGACTTTGCCGTTGCGCATCGTAGGTATCATGGACGACGAAGCAAACAGCGACTATACCGCAGCCGGTATTCCGCTGATCGTTCGTCTTAACGCACACTTTAACGCTGGAACTCGCTCGTTTGATTCTCAAACGACTGCGGATTCCACCGGCATTTAAGGAGGGCTAATCAATGGCTATTTCTCGCGCACAATTAGCGAAAGAGCTAGAACCCGGCCTTAATGCCTTGTTCGGGCTCGAATACAACCGTTACGAGAATGAGCATTCTGAAATCTTCGAAGAAGAGTCATCTGACCGTGCATTCGAAGAGGAAGTTATGCTCGGTGGTTTTTCGACTGCGCCAACGAAATCTGAAGGCGGTGCCATCAGTTTCGACGACGCACAAGAAACATACACTGCTCGTTACACTCACGAAACCATCGCGCTTGCGTTCTCGATCACTGAAGAGGCTATCGAAGATAACCTTTATGATCGTCTCGCATCACGCTACACCAAGGCTTTGGCTCGCTCTATGGCGCAGACCAAGCAAATCAAGGCTGCTTCTATCCTGAACAACGCGTTCAGCACTGGTAGCCCTGTTGGTGATGGCGCGGCGCTTTGTTCTTCGGCTCACCCCTCTTTGTCTGGCAACCAGCGTAACCAGCTCTCTGTTGCCGCAGATTTGAACGAGACTTCTCTCGAGCAAATGCTGATCGACATTGCGGGTCTGACTGACGAACGCGGTCTCAAGATTGCTGTTCGCGGCATGAAGCTCATCATTCCGAAAGAGCTTCAGTTCATCGCAGAACGAGTTATCAACTCGAACCTGCGCTCTGGCACTGCGGACAACGATCTGAACGCAATGAAGACCATGGGTATGCTTCCTGAAGGTGCAGTGGTTAACCACTTCCTGACGGACACCGATGCGTTCTTCATTAAGACTGACGCTCCTAACGGCTTCAAATACTTCAACCGTTCGCCAATCAAAACGGCAATGGAAGGGGACTTTGACACCGGCAACATGCGCTTCAAAGCGCGTGAGCGTTACAGCTTCGGCGTTTCTGACTGGCGCTGTGTATTCGGTACTCCCGGCGCAGCGTAATCTGTGGTATAAGAGAGTTGGGTTTTTCATTACCCATCTCCCTGATGACTGCACTAGGGGCCTCGTAAGAGGCCCCTTTCTTTTTATCTCAAGCTAAGTTATAGTCACCATAGGGCTTAACATATCAGCTTCGTAGACAGGCACCAGCCCGCCTGACATTGCACAGACTACGAGGCGAATCCTTGTGCAAGAGGTGACACATGGCAAATACTACCTTCTCTGGTCCCGTGACTTCCGATAACGGTTTCATCGGCGACATCAAAGTTCCCACCTACACTGTTGCTACTGCTCCGTCTGCTTCTTCTGCTGGCGCGGGTACGCTCGTGTATGTTTCTGACGGCGCAGCAGGTTCCGCTATTTTGGCGTTCTCTGACGGCACCAACTGGAAGCGTTCTGACACTGGCGGCACTATCGCAGCATCGTAAGGAGGTGAGCTATGAGCAATCGTTTTAAGGCACCTTCTGAAGAAGAATTGGCAGCCCGCGGTCTCGACAAGGATGGCAAGCCTCTGAAAAAAGAGGTGGAAAAAGCTGCTCCTAAAAAAGCGACCAAGGAGAAAAGCTAATGGCTAACTCAGACGTAAAAACAAAACGTCTGACTGGGACAGGGGCGGCCAGCATTGGTCGCAACCGTCTTCGTCAGATACAGGTTTTGACAGGCGCGGGCGCGGGTCGTTTGACGTTGACTAATGGCAACGGCGGCGCGACGGTTCTCGACATCGACTTCTTAGCATCGGATTCGCACTCTGTGAACATTCCCGACGAGGGGGTGTTGTTCACGGATGACTTGTACGTGGCTACCGCCACCAACGTCACTGCGATGACGATTTTCTACAGCTAAGGGGCGCTCTGATGGCTTCTACAAAAGACGTTGAGCGTATGCCATCAGGCCGATTAAAGTACCGGGGGGAAACTTTTGCAGGATATAACAAACCAAAGCGTACACCCGGGAAATCAAAGAAAAGTGCGGTCCTCGCTAAAAAAGGGTCGGAAGTTAAATTGGTTCGCTTCGGCGATCCGAACATGGCAATTAAAAAAGATCAGCCGGGACGTAGAAAAAACTTTAGAGCGCGTCATTCGTGTGACACCGCCAAAGACAAGTTCAGTGCCCGTTACTGGTCCTGCAAAGCTTGGTGAGGAAGAAATGCGCGTAGAAGACGTTTTATCGAAGCTAGAAAAGCATGAAGCGGAGTGCAATCTTCGCTATCAACGCATTGAAGAAAAGCTGACGGAACAGAAAAAGTCTTTGGACGGTCTTGATTACAAAATCTGGGGTTTGGGCATTCTAATAGTCGTAACACCTCTAGTACACAAGTTTCTGGGGTAGTGTATGGGACTAGCTTTTTTGACACCGTCCTTTGAAGTAGAACACGCTGTTTATCACGAGCTGATAGACTGGTCTGCTACGGTGTTAGAAAAACCTAGCCCGCATTTCAACAATCTTCCGCCGTGTCCGTATGCTCGACAAGCGTGGGTAGATAGCCGCGTGGCAGTCTTGTATAAGTACGAGACCAACAAGCAGTCGCTGTATAACACCGTATCTCAGTTTGACGATAATTTTGAGATCGCGATCATTATCGACTTCAAGTTCGATAAAGACCCTGACTTGTTTCACACGTATCTGGATGAAATGAACGACGCCATCGCAGACGGCATGTTCATTGATCGTGATGTTTGGGTTATGGGGTTTCATCCGCACGACGAGGAGAGCGATTTCGTCGCCGACGTGGATTTCCAACCGCAAATAGACGCGGAATATGCAATGATTTTTGTCCAGCGGTTGTCCAAGCTACAAGAAGCGGCAGACAAGCTAGATAAAAAAGGCTATTATGATACATATAATGGCCAGTATAACGCCCGTGAGATTTATGATAAGCGGGAACGTTTTTATAGGAGGCTTAAAAATGGCGATGAAACCTAAAAAGATGCGTGGCGGCGGCATGGTTAAGAAAATGCGCGGCGGCGGTATGGTTAAAAAGATGAAGGACGGCGGTGCAGTACGCACGTCTAGCCGTAAATCTGGCGGCAAAAAGAGCTGCGCGGTAAGGAACGCATAATGGCAAAGCGCGGTTTATATGCAAACATTCAAGCCAAACGGAAGCGGATAGCTGCCGGGTCTGGTGAAAAAATGCGTAAGCCGGGCAGCAAAGGTGCGCCTACCGACAAGGCGTTTAAAAAAGCGGCCAAAACCGCCAAGAAGAGTAGGAAACGGTCATGACCACGTCAGGCAGCAAAGACTTCGAGCTAGACGTCGCTGAATATGTCGAAGAGGCATTTGAGCGGTGCGGCCTTGAGGTTCGTACAGGTTACGACATGAAAACCGCCAAGCGTTCGCTCAACTTGTTGCTGGCGGACTGGGCGAACAGGGGCCTAAACCAGTGGACGATCAAGCAACGCACGGTCACATTGGTTGTGGGCGACGGAGATTATGACTTGGGCAACGATGTAATCGACGTTTTGTCGGTTATTTGTCGACGCAGCGGCACGGACTACTCCATGGAGCGTCTGAGTCGTGATGACTACATCAATATCCCGAACAAAACCTCGCAAGGTCGCCCGAATCAGTTCTTTTTGGACCGTCAGGTGACGCCAAACTTAAAGATTTGGCCGGTTCCTGACGATGCTTCGGATGTGGTGATTTACGATGCTTTGACCCGAGTGGACGACGCGGACGATTTTACCAACACCATGGACATGCCGTTTCGGTTTTATCCCTGTCTAGCGGCGGGGTTGGCCTATTACATTGCTTTGAAGCGGGCACCAAACCGTGTTCAGATGCTCAAGGCTGTGTATGAAGAGGAGTTTGAGCGAGCAGCGACGGAGGACCGTGATAGGTCATCCTTTAATGTTGTTCCAAGGTACGAATATTATAGGGCGGGGTAGATGGGTAAGTTTGCTTCCGGAAAAAATTCATGGGCAATCTCGGATCGTTCCGGTTTTCGTTACCCCTATCGGGTGATGAAAAAGGAATGGAATGGTTTGCTTGTGGGTCCGGACGAATACGAGCCAAAACACCCGCAGCTCGGGCCGTTTCGCAAGGTTAATGACCCCGAGGCCCTCGATAACGCAAGACCTGACCGAGTTGAGCCACTGGATGTCTATGTCGGTGTGCCGCTGGTTGAGAGCCCGAACCTTCGGCCTGTACAGGCGTTCGGTAAGGTTGGCCAAGTAACGGTGGTGACATGAGCTTTACATACGATCAGCTAACGCAGGCCATTCAGGACTACACGCAGTACGACGAAACGTCGTTCGTGGCCAATATTCCTGTGTTTATCGTGCAGGCAGAGGAGCGTATCCTCAAAAACGTCCAGTTAAGCCTGTTCCGCAAGAACGTAAGCGGCGCGTTGTCGTCTTCGAATAAGTATTTGGCCTGTCCGAGCGACTTTTTGGCCCCATTTTCGTTGTCTTTCACGGACGCCAGCTCAAATCAGGTGTTTTTGGACTTCAAAGACCCCGATTTCGTGCAAACATTCAATCCAAACGCGTCTACGACGGGAAATCCGCGGTATTACGCTGTTTTTGACATCGATAATTTCA